CCCCAGTTAAGAGGGTGGCTCATTTTAACACAAGAAGTGTTTACGAGGTCGGACACTCCATCTGACGCCAAGCCAGAACCCAGCTACCAGCCGTGAGGTTGGCAACCGTGCCGTTCAGCTCAACAATGAGGTCAACCGCAGACGCCGTGTTGTTGGCGTAGCCATTGACAACATTGGAGGTCGTCGCGGCACCCGAGTCGGTGCCGACAAAGGCATCGCCCGTGTTCCAGATAACCTTCGTCAGCGCATCAACATCACCGTTATCGATGAACTCATCCGGGTCAGCGGCGGTCACACCGAAATCGATGGTGAGGTCGGTAGCCCCAGCGGGGTCAACCACCTGAAAGAGGACAGCAGTATCAATGATACCACCAGCCCCGAGCTTGCCAGCCTTGAACTGGTTCGCCGCACCGATGGTGCTGAGGAAGCCAGAACGCTGAAGGTCAACGTAATCAAACGCCACCTTGTGGGTGAAGCCAGCAGCGGCTTCGTTAATCGTGAGTTTAGCCATGTTAGTGATCTCCTACGCTAAGGGTTAGCTGAGCGTGGTGATCTTACCATGCGCACCCGGATGCTTGACCAGCAGGGTCATCGCGCAGTCAACATAACCGCGCTCGCCACCGCCGAGGTTCGGCAGACGGGTCGAGCCGAGCGGGATCAGTTCCGCAACACCGTAGAACTCCGGATTCACGAGGTAGCCCGTGTCCTTGTTCGTGGTGTCCGGAGCGCAATCCGGATTCATGTTCACGATGGAGACGATGCCATGATCGGACTCATAGAGTTCGACCGACAGCTTGATCGTCGCCTCGCCACCCTCGTAAGCCACACGGCGAACCGAGTAGTCCGAGCTACCCGACGTGCGGGCGAAGTCGCTGATGACGCGGCGCAGGGCCGTGTCAGCAACCAGCGTCAGACCATTCGACGTACCCGTAACGCGGTAGATCGAGGTGATGAGGTTGTTGAACACCGTCTCGTTGAACGTACCCGAGGCGTGGATGGAACCAGCCGGGGTGCGGTAGGCAGCGGGAACATCCGCCGGACCAGACGAGTCGATCCAGTCGCCAAGGCCGCGCAGACCGTAGGGCGTACCAGCACCATCCTCAACGGAACGGTCGTTGTTGGAGATCAGGGTCGCCTCGATGTCGCGCTTGATTTCGCGGACAGCCTTGGCCTCAGCCTGAGCGATCTTGGCCGGTCCAACGCTATCGACAGCGTTCTGGAGGTCGGACACCATGTAGTCGCGGCGGAACTTCTGGATGTAGTTACCCAGACGAGCGCGGTTGGCGAACTTGTCCGTGAACACCGTGACATCGGAACCTTCCGCAACGCCCGTGGTGACGGGAGCCGAGAGGCTGTCAACGGTCCACTCCACGAAGGTAGCGGACGCCTTGGACTTAGCAGCAGACGAGAGAACCGGAGTCTCCTCAGGAGCGAGGATCGTCAGGACATCGAGAAGGTCTTCGCGGTTAGAAACAGCGGAACCCGGATTGGTCGTATCGTAGGTATTAGAGAAAGCCATTGTAGTAGTAGGTTATTTGCGTTTAGAGAGTTGTGCTGCACGAAGGGCGATGAAGTCACTTACGCTGCCAGAATCGGCCAATCGCTTAGAAACTTCCTTCACGTTGCGTTCTCCCTGAGTAGGCGTCCGATCCCCAGCCGCTACTGCGGACGAAGGCGCACCGGGAGGGGTGAGCTTAGGGGACGGCTTGCCATCCAACGGAATAGTCTTACGAGCGAACATAGAGTTCGCGGCGTGAGCTAGGAGATAGGGAAGCTGCGGGGCAACGTCGGGCATTGCCTTCTCCACGTCCTTGAGACGCGGATCATTCAGCATCGCAAAGAACTGGCGTTTAATGTCATTGTCTTCCTGAGTAGCAAGCCACTCAAGCTCTTTGACTGCCTGTTGCTCAAAAGCAGAACGGAGACCCTTGCGCTGGACAGCGGTTTCGATCTCCTTCTTCTGGGCTGGGAGGTACTTGTCGCGGGCCTTGCGGGCATTGCGAAGCGTCTCCTTTACCTGAGCCTTAGTCAGTTCGCGACCATCAACCGTAGCTGCGATGTCTTCGTAGCCAAGGGCTTCGGCGCGATCCAGAACATCCTCTGCCCACTCAACAACATCATTCACCTCTTGGGCCTTTTTGCTCAAGTCCTCAAAAGATGTAATGTTCTCGTAGGGGTTGTTCTCGACCTTCGGCTCAAGGGGCTTGTTGGCCTGCTGCTGGGCCATATAGGCTTCCAGTTGCGCCGCCTTCTCCTCAGCCAGCTTTCGCTTGGCCGTAAGTTCAGCAATGCGCTTCAGCAACCCAGACTTACCCTTCTGAGCTAGTTCTTGAATCTCCTCGTCGGAAAGCTCCGAGAGTTCGACCTGTGAAGGAACGTCCTTGCCTTGAGCATTGGCGGTAGGGGCTTGGTCGTTGCTCGCCTGCTCCTGTTCCTCCTCTGCCGCTGGCGCGGATTGGCTGGTGGGCTGAGGGCGGCTGGCGGGGTTCAACGCCCCATCCGGCTTACCTTTCAACTCACCGAGACGGCGAACCGCGTATTGGCTCGCTGTCATATTGGACTTTTCTGACTCCACCGAAGTTTTAGCGTCCCCGGCGACGGACGGTGCTTCATCTGACATGGTTGGTTTTCCGCGTTTTAACGCCTCGCGTTGGCGATAGTGGGAATATACCACAGCACAGGGAACGAGAAATTCGTACAGTCATGGGGTGCGAAAAAAGGCTTGACAGCCACTTTTTCTCCCCCTTAACAATCCCCCTTTCTTTTAAGGGGTTTCTTTTATTTCAGTTGTTCCGCCGCTTGTTAAGCGGCTACGTCAGACATAACTGACGCTACAATAAGTAGCGTCCAATATGTCAGACACTACCTCTACGAGAAACAACCCTATCGTACCCACCCATAGATAGGATGTCGTCGCATTGGAGGATACGTCCGCTAATCTGTTGGATGCGATCGGATGGGACATCGTGCATCTGCTGAATCAGGGATTCACGGATAGCGTAAATCCCCTGAAGGAAATCGACGTAGGCGTCGATGTGAATGAGCGAGTCGAGGTTGTCGGTCTTGTTCATTAGGCAGTCGGAGTCTGCTGCATGGTCTGGGTGTTAGTCTGACCCATCGCGGCAGGCGCAGTACCAATACGACCAATCTGGGCGTTCTGAGCTTGCGTAAGCTGGAACTGGTACTGCTGAACGTATTTCTGGAAACGAGCTTGGAAGGCTTGGTCGCTTTGCAGCCGCTGCATAACGTCAGGCTGCTGCGTATACGACTGGATCACTTGAAGTGCGATTTGCGCTCCGTTCGGACGCGCACCAACCTCAATGCCTGCGTAGATCTTGGAGAGATCGTCCGTGACTTGCTTGGTGATTTGGTCTTGGGCTTGGCCAGCGGGTCGAAGGATGGCGTCAGCAACGACTGGATTAATTGCCGCAGCCCCCAACTCCAGAAGCATATCGACATCCATGCGACCGTTACGGTCAAGTTGTAGAAGCGACGAAAACTGAGCCAATTGCGCTTCAACGCTTTCCGGGTCATTTTGAAGAACGTCATAGTTGATGATGATGTCGAAGTTCTCGTTCGGGTCGCCCTTGTTGAACCGCTGCGGGTCCGAGACACCTGTAACACGGAAGAACACTTCGTCGGGGCCGAAACGCTGGAAGCACTTGTAGGCAAGGCGCAGCACGTCGCGGACGTGCGTGAGGAACTTATCAACGAAGTATTGCTGCTGAACGCTTGAGAGCGGGTTGTTGATGTCCAGTCCCAGAATCTTGTCGGCCTGCTCAAGCTGGGTTCGCTCCATTTCAACGGAGCCGGGATTGTATGGGGGCGTGGGACCAAACTGAAACTCGCCAGCGCGGCGGTAAGGAATGTAACGTCCCGGTCCCCAGTCGGATGGTGCATTGCCGACAGGGTGCATGATCGGCGGCATCGTCGCAAGGCTATTGCGATCCGTGCGGCTATCACGCTCCGTCTTCACTTGCCATTGGATGCCCTTCAGCAGTTCCGGCACCGACTGAATGTCGTAGAGACGCTTGTTGTCCTCGGACAGCTTGGTAACAACGAAGGGGTAGTCCTCGTAGCCATTCAGCAGTTCAAACTTCGCAAAGTCAGGAACTTCCTGCTTGCCATACACTTCACGATGGAACACCGTGCAGTAGATCCCCTCCGAGTTGTCTTCCTCGTCGATTAGTCGCTGGTAGCCATAGACTACTTCATACAACTCCGACGCATCGTAGGTTACTGTGGTGTAAGTGAACTGATTGCGGCGTTCCAACCGGAGGGGGTCTCCCGCTTCTTTGCAGTTCTCGATGACATACTCCACCCAGTCGGCATCCCAGCCCTCGGAGCTAATCTTGTTCCGAAGCTCCTGAGCCGTCATTAGTGTACGCCAGAAACAATATGGAGCACGCTGGGGGTCTGTAGCATAGGCTGGAAATAACACATCGCCATCTGGGGCCACCACCTGCACCCAAGGACGGTCAACGCTGCGACGGACAATCGGAAACTCAGCGCGGCCAGTCTTGCGCAAGTCATTGAGGATGCGCTTGGCCTTCTTCTCGGGGATGTTGTTAAACTGCTGCTGGAGAAGCGCAACCATCTGCGAGTCGTTCTCCTTCTCCAGAATCATCCGCACGATGTCGGGGCTAACCGCCATCAACTGATCGAGCGTTAGGGTCTGCTTGAAAGTACGGTCCTCACGCTGCCAGCCAACGTAGGTAACGCACAGCCCGCGCTCCAGAAGGTAGTTGGCACCCAACTCCATCTGCCGCTTAAAGCCGGGAATGTAAGACGCTACCATCCACTTGAGGAACGCACTCACCGTGCGGGCGCGACCAAGGTCACCCATCTCCACCGGATAGGCGCGGATGTTCGCACGCACCATAGCCGACATGAACAAAGCGATGTAACGGTTTATTCTCTCGTTGATAACGTGCGCCTCGTTGTCCGCAGCACCATCCCACGGAAACGCCTCGGGGCCATGCTTACGAAGATCGTCAGACTTCCCCGGCCAGATGTTGCGGCGATAGTCGTAGCTGTCGCGGCATTGATCGAAGTAGAACTCCAAATCGTTGGCAGTACGGTCGAAGGCATCAACCAGAGCCTTGACGTTCGGCTTGTTCGCGGCGTAAGTCAGAGCCTCGGTATTATCTTCGGTGGTCATGTAGCGTTTTGCGTAAGTTGTTGATAATCCGTTTAGCCGCGTTGCGGTCTATCCCGGTTTTGTCGGAGAGTGCTGTGGCTTCTAGAGGTTGATACGTTGCGTGAATCGAACGATGCAATATCTCAAACCCAAGCAGGCGATCTACCTGTTCGGCTAGCCACTC